CCTGCTAAACAATATCATCAAATCAGCGCGGGACTACGTTGAGGACATCACCCGCAGAACATTATTGACAGCCGTTTGGGAATATTACCTTGATGAATGGCCGGACGGGGACAGGATAAAGCTACCGTTTGGGAATCTACAAACCACGGCTTTGGCGGTAACTTATGATGAGGTGGACAGTGGCGGAGCCAAGGCCACTACTACCATGACCTTGACAACCGACTATCTGATCGAGACCAACGGGGAGGGATGCGGGTTTATTGTCTTACCATACGGCGAAACCTGGCCGTCATTCACGCACTGGCCTACAAAGTCAATCAAAATTTCTTTTCAATGTGGTTGGACAACCGCCGCTTTAGTGCCATATAAAATCAAGGCTGCCTGCTTGCTTATTTGTTCAGATTTATATTCAAATCGAGAGGCGCAAATTGTCAGTGGCCAGGATTACAGAGAGAACAAGACTGTTATGCGACTTCTTGAATCGAGCCGCTTGTGGGATAGTTTTTGAGCATTAGCTCACTTGGAGATAGGGGCATCCCCTTCTCTGCCCTGAACGCCGCTACCCCCTGGCGGTTTCTCCAAGCCACCATAGGGGGGAAGGGTTTTAAAGATGAAAAAGCAATCTAATCCATATCCGCCAAAGGATGCGGTTAAGCCGGGACCACCTCCGCCACCACCAAAGCGTATTATTGATGAGGATGTGCATCTTGTTAGGGCGATAAAGGGATTTTTCAAATGCCTATAGGTGATCTAAATAAACTGGTTGATATCATCGGAACCACAAAGGTCAGTGATGGGATGGGATCGTTCACCGAATCGGATACAACCATTGCGAGTAATATTTTTGCGGCTATCTGGCCCATCAGTGCCACCGAGACGGTCCAAAGCCTGCAACCGACAATGACTATCAGTACGCGCATACGCATTCGCTTTAGGAGCGTTCTGAGGGCTTCCTGGCGGATTAAGTTTGGTAACCGCTACTTTAATATTGTGAGCATTATTAATCCGAACGAGCGGAATGAATACCTTGATATCATGGCGAAGGAAGCGGCTTGAAAAACCTCACTACAGCCATATACGGCCAGCTTGCCGGATCTGCTTTCGCAACCGACATAAATTCTCGGATGTTTAAAGGGCAGGCGCCCGAAGGGACCACATATCCCTACGCTGTTTATATGGTTGTGACAGACGTGCCCGACCACACATTCTCAGAAGATTTTGAGGATGTGATTGTGCAATTCTCTCTCTTTTCCTCGGCGTCGGGAACGGAACAAATTGAAGATATGTATGCAGATTTACTAACCCTTTATGATGAGAATGATTTTTCCATAGAAGAAGAAGACCTGATATGGATGCGAGAGTCCAATACTGCATTCCTGGTAGAGGATCACACCACACCCACAGGAACACAAAGGATTTGGGCGTATCATGTGTCATTTGACGTAAAAACATTAAACGAGCCCTATGCTGTTGTCTGGATGGATACACCGGATGTTATTTTTGAAGATACCACGGGTGTTGAATTTAGGAACCGGTCGTGAAGGATTTAACCACAGCGATATGGGGACAATTATTAGGCAGTGATTTAAGTGATCGTATATCTTCAAGGCTTTATAAAGGGCAGGTGCCAGACGGTGCAAGTTATCCATATGCGGTTTATTCAATATCTTCAATCACATCGAACCGGAATTTTACCGAGCATTATAAAGATGTTATTGTGCAATTTAGCCTTTTTAGCTCGGCATCGGGAACCACGGAGATTGAAAATTGTTACACAGACCTGAAAACTTTATACGATGAGAAACAGTTTATAGTCACCGGATCAACCCTTGTGTGGATGCGAAGGATAAGTGCTGCATTTATCGTTGAGGACCATGTTACGCCCACAGGAACGGTGAGGGTTTGGGCGTATCATGTGGATTTTGAAGTGTTGACCAGCTTGGATTAAACGATGATACCAATGCCCCAAATAGTTTATTTACAGACCATGACAGCCTGCAACGGTCATTGTAGGTATTGCCCATTTGACGATATTTACAAGGGCAAGACAGAAAAGAAGATGTCTTTTGCCTGTTACAAAACGATAATCGAATGGCTGAAGGATAACAATTATAAAAGCCGGATTGGATACCTCCTTCATTATGAGCCTACAATGGATTCACGTTTAGGCAAGTGGATTGAATATGCCAGGGAGATGTTGCCAGGCATATCCCTTGAGATAGCCACTAATGGAATTATTGACGCCCCGATTTTGAAAAAATTCGATAGGGTTGATTGTGCCCCGGCGGGGTCTTTAAAGGTCGCAACATCCAGGGCCGGGAATTGTAAGGCTACGCCGGAGACAATACAGAGAAAGCGGCTAATAGAACCCCCCTGTGCTGTGCCATCATGGACCATGCCAATTGCTGCCAATGGGAATGTCCTATTGTGCTGCCAGGATTGGCGGCATGAGGTTGTGGTTGGTACGTGGAAGGATTTATCAGCGGCAAGGAGTAAGCAATTATATTACGCTGAAAAGGCTCAGAAATTAGAGCTTGAAATCTGCCAGGACTGTATGGCAGGGAAAACGGTTGAAGAAGTTGGGGAACGGTTAGGAAAACGGACACCATGAAAATTACAGTCTTTACTATTGCTTACAACGGATACGGAGTATTTATTCCACGCTGGTTGAAGAGCATACATTCGCAAACCTACCCATCCTATGAGATCATCATTGTTTTAGGACGCGACCACGGGTTAAAAGATATCCCTGGGGGTGCGAAAATCTTATACCACGATCAATCTGCAACAATGGGATTCCTTCGTAATTTGGCAATAGATGCGGCCACTGGTGATTATATGTTCTATTTTTCAGCCGATGACATATTACTCGGAAATGCTTTACGGGAGATTAGTAACGTAAACGCTGACATTATTGCGCTCCGTTATTATAAAGAACATGAGGTGCATGTTACACCAGAAATAATGGCTGAAAAATTGGGGGAATGGGAAACACTTTATACCGATTGTTGCGGATATATGGCTTTTAAAAAAGGCTTGCGATATGAAGATACTGATTGGCCTAATTATCCATTATTGTTTCAGGCGTATATGGAAGGATACACATTCAGGAGAACAAAAGAGCCTGGAGCGGTTTATATAAAGCGGCATGGTGGCCATGGTCGGGTATTTGCAAACAATGTTCAAGGGACCGGTGAAATAATGAAATACCTTGTGCAATATGGGCTTATAACTGAATGAAAATTTTGATTACAGCATATTATGTGAACGGTGAAGGCGGATCGGGACGGTTTATGCGATGCCTTTCGTACACTTTGGCTGATATGGGCCACGAAGTGATGGTCTCTTCGGAACCAGAGGAAGTCCTTGACCGGGAATACGACTTGATTATTTGCAGTCATTTCCTTCACAGGATCAAAGGAAACCCAGCACCTAAAATATGTATATCGCACGGGATAGTTGACAATGAATGGATTTACCCCGGTGCCCAGAAATATGTGTCGATAAGTGAAGAAGTAAAAGCTCACAACCTGAAATATGGGATACTCAGCGAGGTAATCGGGCAACCTATTGTGATAGGAGAGCAGAAGAGGCCTGGGGAGTTTTTGGAAAAGATCCTGGTCATCAGAAGACATGAAAACGACCCGTGTCCGTTTAAGTTCCTGGGTGAAATAGAGACAGTGGGGCGTTATTATGAGCTTCGATATAGCGACCCAGAAATACCGATTGAAGATCAAATAGAGTGGGCGGATCTTTGTATTACACTTGGCAGGGGGGCCCTGGAATCAATGGCGCAAGGCAAGCCGGTCTTGGTTGCTGATAATCGGGATTATATGGGCGCAATAGGAGATGGATACATCACGCAAGAGAACATAAACGAGATTGCAAAGCACAACTTCTCAGGCAGGCGATATAATATCCCATTAACCCGAGATTGGATAGAAGGCGAACTTAACAAATATAACCAGGATGATTCGGATTTTCTTTATGGGTACGTTACTAAAAACCACGAAGCCAAACAAATAGCAAGGGGGTATTTGAAAATGGTAGGACCAGGACAGGAAAAGAAGGAAGCTCAAAAGGGGTTGCTCTCTATTGTCATACCGATCTGGAACCAGCATACCATGACTAATGACTGTATCCAGGCAATTATGGAGAATACGGAAGCTGGAACCTATGAAATTATTTGCATTGACAACGGATCAGACCCACCATACAAACCGCCGTTTTCAGGATTCAACGAGACTCGGATAATTCGCAATAAAGATAATAAAGGCTTCCCGATTGCGGCAAACCAGGGGATCAGGGATGCAAAAGGGGACGTGATTTGTCTGTTTAACAACGATATCTTTGTTACACCAGGATGGGCAGAACGGCTTTTAGCCTGGTTGGACGAATTTGACATTGTAGCACCTATGACAAACTACAGTGCCGGGGTGCAGCAGACAGTTATTTCATCTTATCAAACAACGGAAGAATTGGCCGAGGCCGCAGAACAATTCAGTGAAGAAAATGAGGGCCGGGCTCATAACGTTAATTTTGCAACGATTTCCATGTTCATTAAGAGGGAGATCTTTGACGACATCGGGTACCTTGATGAAACATTGTGGCCGAGCAGTGGTGAGGACATTGATTTTGGTTTCAGGGCCAGGCAAGCAGGGTACAAGATGGGGATTGCCAACGATGTA